GTTGGCACCAGTGATTTTTCATTGGAAGCCCTGGCTCATGATGACACGCCCTGGTGGGAGCGAGCCATGTTCGTGGTTGGTGCTTTTGTGTTCGCGTTGCTCCTTCTGACCACGGTTATGTGGAAAGTGGTGGGTTTCTCTAAGATTCAGTTCAAGGGGGTTTTTCTTGTTTACTGGTTTTTGTTGGGCGCAGTCTCTGGGGTGGTGTTCTTGTGTGGAGCGTTGAGATTGTGGTTTCGAGTGAAATTAGTGCAGCCTTACGAGGCTTGTAAGGTCGAGTTTTTGCCCATTCCTGTGGATGCGCGTTTACGCACGCAGTTGAATCATTGGGCAGATCTTCGACCTGACAAGCAGCGGTCAGGAAATTGGGTTTATGATCCTACATATACTCGTGTTCGTATAACATGGAAATATGTGGAGGGTTGTGAAGCTGAGTTTGCACCTAAGCTCACCGGGCCACAAAAGGAAACACTTCATGCAAGTTATGAGATTGCGTTGGGGCGCATGAGTTATTCTCGTGCGGTAGAGATGTGGGTGGATACCACATTGTACTCCCAGTATCTGGCCGGTGATGTGTTGAGAGCCACATGGGATTTGACTAGTGCTGCGCTTGATGTTGCGGTCGCGAGCACTTATTCGTCCAATGTCCCTTTCATCTTATCCGGTAGTCCAGAGACAGATATCGTCAACAATACAAAATGTGTGGCTAGGTTAGCGTTGTTCCAGCGCTACCTAATGCGACAGGCCGTGGAGGTGCAAGCCTCCCTAGGCCAGTATTGAGGCTCCTGTTCGGGTACAGGAAGGGTTGTAAATATTTTCCTCAGGTTCGGCCAACTGATCCGGCAACACGAGTAGTGCAGTGGAAGGAGCATGATCGGATTCGTCCCGTCGCAGTCTCACTTCTGCCTATCGATTTGTCGTTCACGCCCCTGCATGCAGATATTTACGACCCGGCCACAATGCTGGCCGGTGCACTCCATCGGCAGGCCGCTGCTACACCTCCAGTCAACAGAATAACTTTACGAGCTTTTCGCAGTTTTATTCAACACTTTCTACATTCTAACTACCAGTCGCTTCGCCCAGATGAGATCTTGGATTTTGAGTCTTGTTTGGAGACAACTACCTATTCTGGCGCAGAGAAGAGAAGGCTACGTGAGGCATATGCCACTTCTTGCAAGTACCCCCTTGGTCATGGACTTCCGTTCAAATTTAGGCGGGGAAAAGCTTTTGGGAAGCAGGAGTTTTATGAAGATGTGAAGCATGCGCGAGGTATTTGCGGGCGGCATGTCGTGTTCAAGGCGCGCTACCTGCAGTACATTCGTGCTATTGAGAAACGTGCATTCCGGCTTCCGTATTTTGCTAAAGGACTTACTTGGGATGAAATTGCTCAGAAGTTAGTGTCGTCACTTCGGTTAGATGGCGTGATTTTTGAGAATGATTTCGTCTCTTTTGAATGTTCTTTTAGTTATGACGTGAAGCAGGTGTGTGAGTTAGCTCTAGTGCGTTTTTTCCTTTGTAACTGTGCTCCGGAGGTTTACAAGGAGTTGCGAGAGGACGCTCGAGGGATCGAGATGGTCTATCGCTGGTTTAAGCTTTATGTTGAGGGCAAGCGTGTTTCCGGTGATTTATGGACATCACTTGGCAACGGATTCACCAACCTTATGCTTATCTTGTTCACTTTGTTCCAAAATGGGTTTACTCACAAACAGTTAACTTTGCTGGTTGAGGGAGATGACAGTGTGGGGCAAGTTTTTGGTCGCCTGCCGAATTTTACGCAGACCTTTCGTGAGTTGGGATTTCTTGCGAAAGTTGAAGTGCGTAGTTCAGTTCAGGAGACGAATTTTTGCCACACCAGGGTCACCCCTTACGGTAAAGTCATGTCTGATGCATCTCGCGTAGTGCCACGTTTTTTCTGGGCGCATGCGAAATATGCCAACCATTCTACTGATCATTTGCGCATGTTGCTTCGTGCTCGCGCACAGTCTTTGGCTGTAAAAGATTCGTCCACTCCAATCCTTTGGGCCCTCCTTGAATATGCGTTGCGCGCTAGTGAGGGGAGCATGGATTGGGTGTATATCTATCGGCACATGTCTGTGTGGGAGAGGGAGTGGATTGCTGATGCTCGCTCACAGGTCGCCCCGACGCGGCCGTCTGCATTGGACCGGGCCTGGTATGAAGTTTTCTATCAGGTGCCGGTATCAGTGCAGGTGGCTGTTGAGGGTGCCATACTGCGAGGGGACTTTAAGGATCCATGCTTTCTCCTGCTGTTGAGACCTCTGTACTTTGAGGGATTATGCCTAACCCGCCCCAAGTGATTGACGATTTGCTCTTTC